AAAGTCATCATCATCTCAACGCCAAACGGGATGAACCATTTCTACAAACTCTGGGTTGATGCTCAGAAAGGTAGGAATGGATATGCGTGGACAGAGGTACACTGGTCACTTGTACCAGGACGCGATGATGAATGGAAAAAGACTACCATCGCGAACACATCAGAACGACAGTTTACACAAGAATTTGAGTGTGAGTTTCTAGGATCTGTTGACACTCTGATTGCTGCAGCTAAATTAAGAACGCTTACATATGATGATCCGATCAATAGTAATGCGGGTCTAGATGTCTATGAGAATCCTGTGAAGGATCATGACTACATCATTTGTGTTGATGTATCTCGTGGTCTCTCGCAGGATTATTCTGCATTTGTGGTCATTGATATTACTCAGGCACCGTGGAAATTGGTTGCCAAATATCGAGACCATGATGTTAGACCTATGCTGTTCCCTAACGTCATCTTTAATGTGGCGACTAATTATAACAATGCATACGTATTGACTGAGGTCAATGACATTGGTGAGGCAGTTGCATCAATGCTGCACTATGACCTTGAGTATGAGAACGTTCTTATGTGTGCTATGCGTGGTCGCGCTGGTCAGATTGTTGGACATGGATTCTCTGGCGGCAAGACACAGATGGGTGTCAAGATGTCAAAGACAGTCAAAGCACAAGGATGTTCTAACTTAAAAACTTTGATTGAAGACGATAAGTTGCAAGTTAGAGACTACAACATTGTAGCAGAACTGACTACCTTCATTCAAAACAAACAATCATTTGAAGCAGACGAAGGATACAATGATGACCTTGTGATGTGTCTGGTTATCTTTGCATGGTTGGTACAGCAAGAATACTTTAAAGAAATGACGGATCAGGATATCCGTCGTAGAATCTATGAAGAACAGAAGAACCAGATCGAGCAGGACATGGCACCGTTTGGTTTTATCTCTGATGGTCTAGAAGATGAGATGATCAAAGATGAGGCAGGAAACATTTGGACTGCAGATATGGATGATAAGAACTCTATGTGGAATGTAGATGAGTATGGTGATAGGTCTTTCATGTGGGACTATCGCTGAAAAACAACCTTTTAATAAATAATTTTAGACAAAAATGAAATTCTTTATTTCAGGAGTACAAGCATGGCTAGCACGCTTCTCTCGCCAGGGGTAGCGATCCAGGAAAGAGATTTAACTCTCGGATCGATTGAGACTGTTGAGGTTAACGTTGGTGCATTCGCTGGTCCCTTTGCACGCGGTCCCGTGCTAGAACCAGTCAGAGTAACCTCGGAATCCGAACTGCTCGAAATCTTTGGTGAACCCACAGATAAAAACGCTGCATACTGGTGGACTGCTGCCAGCTTCCTTCAGTACGGTGGTGTACTGGATGTTGTTCGCGCAAAGACCGCAGGTCAACTTTCAGCGTCCGACGATAACGTCACTTCACCTTACACCTTAAACATTGGTTCGGAATCAGATTACGAAGCAAACTATTTTGAGGCAGTAGCAAATCCATTCCACTGGGCAGCACGCGATGTCGGTGCACAGGCAAATGGTATTAACGTTGCAGTAATCGACAAAGGCGCTGATCTCATCCTTACTCTCGATGGTGCACCTACTACCGTTACTGTTGGTACACAACTGGTAACTGCATCTGGTTCTCCAAACGGTGCAAAGTCCGCATACATCTATGCATGGGACGCTGCAAATAACAAAGCATCCGTTATCACAAGTGACACCTGGATTGCTGGAACTGGTGGTGATGTTATTGAGAACGGTGTTACCGACCTCAACATCACAGCAGTTGGTGAGTGGTACGATGAGCAAACAGTTTTCTCTGGTTTGAAGTGGAACTCTGTTGCTCCACGTCCTGGCACTTCACCTTATGTTGCTGATCGCAGCGGTGCTAACGACGAAATGCACATCGTAGTCTTTGACAAGACTGGTAGTGTTACAGGTTCTCCAAACACAGTTCTGGAAAAATTCCTGTATGTCTCCAAGTCTAACAACGCTAAGACTAGCGAAGGTGCACAGAACTACTACCCACAAGTTGTCCTCGAAAGAGGTGGTTATGTTTACTGGGGTAAGCATGAAGCAGACGCATATGACGTTAGCGGAAATGCTGCAGTAACATCCAACAACATCCAGGGTACTGGTAACGCTGGTAACGATTCTACCACAGTCTTTGACATTCTTGGCAATGTCAAGTATGACTTCAGCGTTGGTAGCAAAGGTGCAGAAACCTTAGCTGCTACTTCTGGAGAGGTTATGACTGCTTACGAAGAGTTTGCAGACACTGAAACTGTTCAGATTGATTACCTCATCATGGGTCCTGGTGATGCTGCCAGTAAGACCAACACTCAAGCAGTTGCAGACAAGATGCTTAGTCTCGCTTCTGCAAGAAAGGATTGTGTTGCATTCCTTTCTCCTTATAGAGGTGACGTTGTTGGCGTTACTGAAAGTTCCCAGCAAACCAAAAACGTAGTCGAATTCTACGACGGTCGAGTAAGCACCTCTTATGGTGTATTCGACAACGGTTGGAAATACGTCTACGATCGTTTTGCTGATAAGTATCGTTGGGTACCTTGCAACGGTGACGTTGCTGGTCTCTGCGCTTCTACCACAGCAAATGGTCAACCATGGTTCTCCCCAGCAGGTTTGAATCGTGGTGGCATCAGAAATGCAGTTAAACTTGCATATTCTCCAACTAAAGCTGAAAGAGACACCCTGTATCAGAAGAGAATTAATCCTATTACTTCTCTGCCTGGTCAAGGCATCGTTCTCTTCGGTGACAAAACAGCTCTCGCTTCACCATCTGCATTTGATCGCATCAACGTTCGCCGTCTCTTCCTCGTTTGTGAGAAGACTATCGGTAACGCTGCGAAGGGGGTACTCTTTGAACTCAACGATGAGTTCACTCGTAACAACTTCCTGAATGTTGTCGAACCATATCTCCGTGGCATTCAAGCCGAAAGAGGTATCACAGACTTCTTGGTTGTTTGTGATGAAAGCAATAACACTCCTGACATCATCGATGCCAATGAGTTTAAGGCGGACATCTACATCAAACCAGCGCGTTCGATTAACTTCATCACTCTGACCTTCGTTGCTACACGCACTGGCGTTAGCTTTGAAGAGGTCGTCCCCCGTAGATAATTAAAGGAGACTAATTAAAATGGCAACCCCATTAGGTATCTTAACTTTCCAAAAAGCAATCAGGGGCGGCGTTCGTCCAAACCTGTTTGCTGTAAACCATGCCTTCCCAGGCGGAGTAACAACACCTTCAATCGCTGGTGTAGAGAACGGTGGTGAAGTAACTTACATGTGTAAGTCTGCTGCATTACCAGCAACCAACGTAGGTACAGTTGAACTTCCATTCCGTGGTCGTGTTATCAAAGTTCCTGGTGACAGAACTTATGAGACCTGGACTGCAACCTTCTATATGGATGACGCATTTGAACTGCGTGCTGCATATGAGAAGTGGATCTCTCTGACAAACGGTGTTGATGCTAACATTGCATCTGCTGATATCGTTGACACTTGGCAGGACATCATCATCTCACAACTTGATAAGTTTGGTGGTGCTGGTGCTGCTGATTCTGGTTTGACCACAATCAGAGAGTATAAACTGGTTCAAGCATTCCCAGTTAGCGT